CCGCCGAGCCAACGGCGCGGAGAGCATCAGCTACCCCACCACCGGGGGAGAGATCACCATCCGCTCCTACCGCCAGGGAGCCCGCGGCGTGAGTGCCGACATCGTCTACCTCGACGAAGCCGTCGACCCCCTGCTCCGAGGCACCGACGCCTGGACGTCCCTGTACGCCAACCTCGCAGCCTCCCAGCACGCCGAGATCATCCGCGCCTGACCCCAACCCCCCAAAAAATCCACGACCCCCCACCCCACGGACCACCTCCCGCCCGGTCGCTTCCTCTCTCCCCGGGTGTGAGGGGCACCCCCATCGCACGCGCGCACGCGCACGAGACCTCGGAAGGACGGTGATCGGGTGGACGAGTCGACGTTGCGCCGCCTGGAAGTCGTGCAGTTCGGTGTGGGGGAGCTGTCGCTGTTCCATCGGAACCCGCGCCGTGGTGACGTGGCCGTGTGCCGCCCCGGCGCCCCGATCTACGTCGCCCACTCCGATGTGCTCCGCATCCCCCTGCAGACGGCGATGGAGCGTCTCGGCATCCGGTACCGGCAGACGCTGATGTGGGTGAAGGACCGGTTCGTGCTCTCACGCGCCGACTACCACTACCAGTCCGAGCCGATCGCCGAGGGCGTCGTCGGTGACGCGGCGCCTCGCGACTTCGAGCCGATCGTGTACGGCTTCACCGCCGACGGATCAGGGCGGCTCGGCCGCGGCGGCGACCACTGGCACGGCGACAACCGATCGTCGACCGTGTTCGACATCGCACGGCCGTCCCGCTCCGCGGTCCACCCGACCATGAAGCCGGTCGAGCTCGTCGAGGCCATGCTGAAGAACTCATGCGCCCCGGGCGCGTGGGTCATCGACGGCTTCGGCGGATCCGGCTCCACGCTCATCGCCGCCCACCGGCTCGGCCGGAAGGCGTTCCTCGTCGAGCTGGACCCGACCTACGCCGACGTCATCTGCCGACGCTTCCAGGAGCACACCGGCATGACGCCCGTCCGTGAGGGCGTGCCCGTCGACTTCACCGGGGTGCCGGATGCCGGCGCCTGACCAGAAGAAGGCGTTCGCGCTGTTCCGCGCGGCGGTGCCGTACGAGCAGATCGCCGTGCAGCTCTCCTGCACCGTCGCGCAGGCGAAGACCGCGGTGCGGAAGGCGATCGAGGCATCCACCGTCGCGCTCGATCAGACGGCCGCGCGCATCGTCGACCTCGAGCGGATCGACGCGCTGCACCGCGCGCACTGGCAGAAGGCCCTGAACGGTGACGCGGCGGCAACCGATCGTGTCGTGAAGCTGATGCAGGAGCGCCAGCGCCTGCTGGGCGAGCCCACGCGCGTCAAGGACGCGATCACGGACGCCTTGGAGAAGACGCTCGCGGAGATCACGACCACGGCCGCCGATGAGGCGCTCATCGCTTCCTGCCGCCAGGTGGCCCGCCAGATCGACCACGCCGTGGCGAACGGCACGTCGCTCGAAGCGACGAAGGCGATGTACCTGCTCCCGCACCTGTGGAACGGGCTCCGCGAGCTGGGGGCGACGCCGGCCGCTCGCGCCGCTCTGAACGCCTCGGTCCCGGCCCCCAGCACGGAGGGCGCGGTCGAGCCTTCGAAGGGGGAGCCGGTTGACCTCGACGACTGGAAGAGCCGCAACCGCGGAAACGCTGGCTGATTACTCCGACCTGCGCGGCAGCGAGGAGCCCCGCCTGTGGACACGGCCGCTGCGCCCGCTCACCCCGGAGACGTCGCTCGGATTCGAGGTGATCGAGTTCGCGCTCGTGTTCCTCCGCGTCGCGCTGTACCCGTGGCAGAAGTGGCTCCTCATCCACGCGCTCGAGCTGAACCCGGACGGCACTTTCCGGTTCCGCCGCGTCATCGTCCTGGTGGCTCGCCAGAACGGGAAGAGCCTGCTGGCCGCAGTACTTGCGGCGTGGTGGCTGTTCGTCGACGCTGACCGCTTCGAGGAGCGCCTGCCGCCGTTTCGGTTCAAGGTGCTCGGCACCGCCCAGAACCTCGACACCGCGCAGGACGTCTGGAACCTCACCGGGCGCTGGTGTGACGCCGAGAACGAGGGCCACGTCCCCTCGCTCGCGAAGGCCGTGCAGAAGCTCCAGCGGAAGAACGGCCAGCCCGGCATCTACCTCCGCAACGGCGCCCACTACGAGGTCCGCGCGGCATCTCGAAAGGGCGGCCGCGGCAAGTCGGCGGCCCGTGTGCTCATGGATGAGATGCGCGAGCAGCAGACGTGGGACGCGTGGGACTCCGTCGCACAGACGACCAAGGCGGTGTTCAACTCCCAGCTCTGGGGCATCTCCAACGCGGGCGATGTCCGTTCCGTCGTGCTCCGCAAGCAGCGCGAGACGCGCATCGCCGAGATCGAGGACTGGCTGTCGCGAGGCATCGACGAGCTGGAGGCGTACGCCAACGGCGAGCTCGCCGCGCCGACGTCGGCTCTATTCGAGTGGTCGGCGCCCGACGGATGCCGGCTTGACGACATCGACGCGATCCTGCAGGCCAATCCGAGCATCGGGTACGGCGAGATCACCGTCGAGATGTGCCTCCAGGATGCCCGCGACATGCTCGAGGCGTCGTACCGCACCGAGGTGCTGTGCCAGTGGGTGACCTCGCAGGTCCAGTCGTACATCTCCCCGCGGGACTGGCGTCCGCGCCGAGTGCTCCCCTCGGAGATCAGCATCGCGCGCGGCTCGCGCACCGTGTGGGCGCTGGACACCAGCGAGGACGACATGACGTGGCTCGCGGCCGCAGTACTCACCACCGATGGCCGCCCGTTCGTCACCACCCGCGTGAAGCGCACGGGGATGCTGTGGGTGCCGAGGTTCATGATCGAGCTGGCGGAGAAGTCCGGTCACCGTGAGGTGGTCGTACAGAGCCGCGGATGCCGCGCCGCTGAGTTCGCGCCGCTGCTCGAAGAGGCCGGACTGATCGTGCACGCGCTCGACGGCGGGCAGTTCGCGCACGCCACCGCGCGCATGCGCGATCGCGTCCGTGACCGGCAGCTGCTGATCATCGAGCAGCCGGACATTGACACGGCCGTCGAGGGTGGCGTCGTCATGGATTACGCCGACAACAAGGCGTGGTCGCGGCGCCGGTCGAAGCCGGTCGACATCTCGGGGCTCATCGCCGAGAGCGAGGCCCTCTACGGCCTGGAGATGTTGACGCCTCCGCCGCCCAAGCAGACCGCACCGCCGCCGCCCGCGCCGCGGGTGATCCGAGCTACGAGCACGGAGAGCCGCGAGCCGAGCCTGCGCACGATCCAGTTCTAGGAGGCCGACGTGACCGAGAAGGGCTATCAGGTCAGCCCGTGGGGGATCATCGGCTGGTCGTCCATCGTGGAGGAGACCCACGAGACGAACCCGGACATGATGTGGCCGAAGTCGATCGACGTGTTCGATCGGATGCGGCGCGAAGACCCACAGGTGAAGTCGGTCATCCGCGCGGTCACGCTCCCCGTGATCCGCACCGATTGGGCGCTCGACGGCACAGGCTGCCGGGACGAGGTCACCGACTTCGTCAGCCGGAACATCGGTGTGCCGGTCAAGGGCAAGGCGAACGCGTCGCCCCGCCGACTCAAGGGCCGGTTCTCGTTCAAGGAGCATCTGCGGCTGGCGATGCTGTGCCTGGTCTACGGGCACTCCTACTTCGAACAGGTCTACGCCGTCGACGCGGCGCGTCGAGACACCCTCGCCAAGCTCGCATGGCGGCCCCCGCGGACCATCGAGAAGATCAACGTCGCGCGTGATGGCGGCCTCGAATCGATCGAGCAGTACGGGATCGGGAAGCCGATTCCGGTGAGCGCCCTCGTCGCGTACATCAACGAGCGCGAGGGCGGCAACTGGGTCGGTGAGTCGCTGCTGCGCGCCGCCTACAAGATGGCGCTGCTGAAGGACCGCATCCTCCGCATCCAGGCGCTCACGGCCGAGCGCAACGGGCTCGGCATCCCCGTGTTCGAGGCGCCCGCATGGCCCGAGGGCATGGACGCCGACAAGGCGCTCGCCTGGATGGACGAGCAGATCAAGCGCGGCGAGGAGCTGGTCAAGGCTGCCCGCGCCGGCGACGAGGCGGGCCTGGCCGTCGGGTCCGGCGGAAGCTTCAAGTTCGTCGGCGTCGAGGGGCAGCTGCCCAACCTCGACAAGGCGATCCGGTACTACGACGAGCAGATCGCTCGCGCGGTGCTCGCACACTTCCTCAACCTCGGCGGCGACAGCTCGAAGGGCTCCTACGCGCTCAGCGACGTGCTCGGCGGATTCTTCACGGACTCGCTCAACACGATCGCCGAGTTCCTGGCGGACGTGTTCAACCAGCACGTCATCGAAGACCTCGTCGACCTCAACTGGGGGCCGGAGGAGCCTGCGCCTCGGCTGGTCCCGGCGCCGATCGGTGAGCGACAGCAGGTCACCGCCGAGGTGCTGAAGGCGCTCATCGAGTGCGGCGCGCTCGTCGTGGACGACCACCTGAAGGCGTACGTGCGCGACCGGTGGGGCCTCCCCGTCGAGTCGACCACCACGAGCACGCCGACTGACCTGGCTAAGGAGGCCGCATGAGCAAGGATTCCCGCGGGTGGTTTCGGATCGAGGCGAAGGCCGCCGACGACGGCGAGCCGACGTCCGCCGACGTCCACATCTACGACGAGATCGGCGAACGCTGGTACGGCGGCGGCGTCGGAGCGCGAAGCTTCGCTGAGCAGATCGACGCACTCGACGTCGACACGATCAACCTGCACCTGAACTCGCCCGGTGGCGCGGCCTGGGACGGCATCACGATCATGAACGCACTCCGTCGTCACCGCGCGCGGGTGGAGGTCACGGTCGACGGCCTGGCCGCCTCCGCGGCATCCGCAATCGCGATGGCCGGCGACAAGATCACCATGGCCCGCGGTTCGATGCTGATGATCCACGATGCCTCCGGCGGATGCTGGGGCCCTGCCTCAGCCATGGAGGACACGGCTGGGATCCTGCACAAGCTCTCCGACTCCTACGCCGACATCTACACCGCTCGGGCGGGCAAGACCCGTGAGCACTGGCGGGAGCAGATGCAGGCGGAGTCCTGGTACACGGCGCAGGAGGCCGTCGAGGCGGGACTCGCTGACGAGTGGTCGGACGCGCCGAACCCCGAGGCGAACGCCGGCATCACTCCTCGCGCCCGATACGACATGGCGATGCGGGCGCGCGCTGCGGTGCCCGTCGTCGTCCAGCAGACTCCCGACTCGTCCGAGCCGGGTGAACCCAACCGAAAGGAGAACGCTGTGGCCTACAGCGATCTGACGGCTGGCCTTCGCGAGCGGCTCGGCGTGACCGATGCTGCCGCCACCGACGAGACGCTGCTCGCAGCCCTCGACGAGGCGCTCGCGGAGCAGCCCGAGACCCCCACCACGACGGCCGCCGCCGCCGCTCTGCCCGAGGGGACCGTCGCGATCGACGCGACCGTCCTCGCGGACCTGCAGAACAGCGCTCGCGCCGTCACCGAGCTGCGCGCCGCGCAGGACAAGTCCCGCCGCGACGGCATCATCGACACCGCGCTCCGCGAGGGACGCATCACCTCGGCGTCGCACTCGCACTTCCGGGCGATGCTCGACGCCGACGAGAACAAGGCGACCGCGCTCATCTCGTCGCTCGCCCCGGGAACGGTCAACACGACCGAGATCGGCAAGGTCGACGCCCTCACCAGCGCCGACGACGCGCTCTACGCCTCCGCGTGGGGCGAGGACAAGAAGGGGGCCTGAGCCATGACCAGCCACATCCACATGTTCGAGCCGGGCGACAAGATCACGTGCGAGACGACGGCCGATGTCATCGGCGGCCGCCTCGTCGAGATCACCGGCCCTCGCCGCGTCGCGCACGCCGGCGCGGGCAGCGCGAAGGTCTTCGGCGCCGCAGCCACTGACACGAAGACCGGAGGCGACGTGCTCGTCCTGCGCGGGGGCGTGCAGAAGCTCGTCGCGTCGGCCGCCATCGCGGCCGGTGACCGCGTCAAGGCCGCCGCCGCCGGGAAGGTCGCCACCGTCGGTGCCGGCGAGACCGGCCTGGGCCTGGCCATCTCCACGGCGACCGCCGCGGACCAGCTGATCCAGATCGCTCTGGACTGAGACAAGGAGACCGAGCGGAATGACATCCCTCACTTACCCGGTCCCGGCGGTCGCCGGAACCGAGGACCTCACGACGGAGCAGATCCACGCGATCCTCTCGTCGCAGACCCTGTTCGCGCGCCGCATCCGCAGCATCGCGGCCCAGAAGTTCATCGCGGACGCGCTCCTCGTCGGTCGCTACACCACCAGCGGTGGCGCGATCCTGTACGAGAACGGCGAGCCGATCGAGATCGACGACGACCCCGAGGTCGTCGCGCCCGGCGGCGAGTACCCGCGATCGCAGGCACAGACCGGACCGCTCGCCGGCGCCGCCGTCGAGAACCTCGGTCGCGACATCCCCATCCTCGACGCTTCCATCAAGCGGCGCGGCATCGACGTCGTGAACAAGGCCTTCAACCAGCTCATCAACCGGATGGTGCGCGCGGTCGACTCGAGCGCGCTCGGTGTGATCGCGTCGAAGGTCACGCAGACCCAGTCGTCCGGTGCGTGGTCGACGGCGAAGAACATCGGCCTGAGCATCGAGCTGGCTAAGGCGCAGGCGGAGGAGTCGGGAGAGGGTCACACCCTCGACACGATCGTGCTGAAGCCGACGCAGTGGGCGAACGTGATGGCGACGTTCCTCGACGCGGGCCTGCTGCCTCGTGAGGCGGCGAACCCGCTGATCACCGGCCAGTGGCCGACGGTGCTGGATCTGCGGTGGCTGCGGTCGCCGCACACGCCGACGGCCGCGCCGCTCATCTTGGACACGACGGAGCTCGGTGGCATGGCCGACGAGAAGAACTCGAGCCCGGGCTACGGCGACGCCGGCAACGGCATCGAGACGAAGACCATCCGTGAGGACAAGACGGACGGCTACCTGCTGCGGGCTCGCCGCATCACGGTGCCCGTCGTCGTCGATCCGACGGCTGGCTACACGATCACGGGAACGGGGCTCTGATGGCTGCCAAGACGCGCTACAAGGTCAAGGCGGCGCAGATCGTCGTCAAGGTGCAGGGCGCCCAGGGCGGCGAGGCGTACTTCCGCCGCGGCCGCCGGCTGCCCACCACGGTCGAGGACGAGGAGATCAAGCGTCTCCTCAAGATCGATCTGATCGAGAAGGACGACGAGGTCGAAGAGACCGACGGCGCAGGCGGAGCCTGAGCCCGAGAGGGGGCGGTGGAGATGATCACACCCGAGGACTTCCCCGGAGTGGACGAGGACGCGGCGCGCCGCATCATCGTCGCGGCACGCTCCATCGCCCCCTGCATCGACTCGTTCGAGAACGACTCGGAGGAGAAGAAGGATGCGCTCGCGATCCTTCGCGGTGTGGCCGCAGAGGCCCCCGCGCCCGGGTCGCGGCGTGTGAAGGACCAGTCGATCGGCTCAGCGCGCGTGGCGTACTGGGACGCCGAGACATGGAGCGCCCAGGACCGCGCCGGGCTGCGGTCCCTCTGCACGGCGTCGGCGCCGACCGGGCTGCCTCGCGGGAGCTTCCCGCTCGAGCGCCCGGTGTCGCGCCTGTGGCCGGAGACGTACTCGTGAGCTTCCCTCACGGCCGCACAGTGGAGCGCCTCCGTGCAAAGCGCGTCGCGAGCCCGTACAACCCGAGCAAGTCCGTCGCGGCGAATTGGGACGACCCCGAGGTGCTCCCGATCCCGGGAGCGTTCGTCGCGCAGACGTCGACCTCGCGGCTCGGCGACGCCGCCCGGGAGCAGGCCGCCGAATCCAAGTCCCTGTTCTGCGCCGGCGACTTCGACGTTCGCAAGGGCGACCGGATCCGCGTCGGCGCCGACGTCTACACGATCGACGGCATCCCGCCCGCGGCCGACTCCAACCCGTGGACCGGTTGGACGCCGCCGCGGGAGATCCCTTTGACCCGATACGTCGGCTGACGGAAGGAGGCGCGCATGGCCCGCCGAGACGCTGACATCCGGTTCAACCAGCCGGTCATGGATCGCATCCTGGAGTCGCCGCAGGTCATCGAGGCGACACGGAAGATCGCAGAGCAGGGGCTCGCCGCCATCATCGCCTCCGCCCCCGAAGACAGCGGCGACTACAAACAAGGCTTCCGTCTCGAGTCTCGGAAGTCCCGCTACCGCACCGTGTGGCGAATCGTGGGCCACGACTCCAAGACGCTCCTCCTGGAGTCCCAGCGCGGCATCGTCGTCCGCGCGATGAAGGGCCTGCGTCGCCGTGGCTAGGGTCACCCCGCCCGACTTCGAGCTCTGGCTCACCGAGTACGTGCGCAGCGTCGCGGCCTCCGAGGATGTGGACGTCGACGTCGACAACGTGGAGCCGGACGACCTCACCGTCGAGATGGAGCGGCCGCTGATCGTCCTGCGCGACGACTCCGGGCCTCGCAAAGACCTGACGACGTTCGACCGCTCTGTGGGCGCCACTGTGCTCGGCGGGTCGAAGGCGTTCCCGAAACCGGTCAACGACGTCGCGCGGTGGCTGTCCTCAGTCCTCGCGGACGAGGAGATCGTCACCGCACCCAACAGTCCTATCGCCTCGGTCGAGCGGGACGGGTTCAACGGCCCGTACTCCGTTCCCGAGGCGCTCGACGTGGCTCGGCGGTATCAGACCGCTCAGTACACGGTCGTCGGCACCTGACCGCCGACGCCAACCCCATGCGGCCGTCCCAGGGTGGGGCGGCCCTTCCTTTGAAGGAGGAGAAATGACAGCAGATGCCGATGGCGACGACCTCGGCGCGGTTGGCGTCCCCATCACCGGGTTCGCGGCCGTGCAGCTCACGGGGGAGCCGACGTACCTGACGTCGCTGCAGGGCGCGACGCTGCCCATCGCGGTCCCGGCCGGGTACGAGAAGGTCGGCCTGTTCAAGGTCGACGGCGGCCCCCAGGAAGGCGGCGACGCGGGCGACGCGATCGAGTTCTTCCAGCGCGGCAAGAAGCTTGCCGGCGACGACCAGCCGACCATCCAGATCAACCTCGCGCAGTTCGACCAGCGCGTGCGCCGCCTCACCACGGGCAAGACGCCCGACGCGAACGGGATGATCGTGGTGTCCGGGCTCACCCCCGACACGGTGTTCCCGCTTCTGGTCGTCACGAAGTACAAGAACGGTGCGACCCGTGTGCGCAACGGCCTCGCGCGCATCTCCGCCGTCGAGACCGACCAGGAGACCCGCGGCGAAGTGAACGGCCGCGCCGTGACCTTCGAGTGGATCTGGGACGAGACGGTAGGCGGGTTCTACCGCGACTGGCTCATCCAGCCCACGTCCGCGACTGCGAAGACCGGCTGGGCGGTGACCATCACGGGCACCCCCACGGGCGGCACCTTCACGCTGTCGCTGAACGGTGTGAACACGCCGCCGATCGCGTTCGACGCGTCCGCTTCGGCGGTCTCGAACGCGCTCAACGGCCTCGCGGGAGTGACCGGCATCTCCGGGATCACCGCGAGCGGCACGGGCCCGTACACGGTGACGCTGCCGACGGCCGCGGTGCTCGCGCTCGCGTCGAAGGCGCTGACCGGCGGCTCCAGCCCCTCGGTCACCGTCGCGTGACAGACCGGCTGGCCGGGTGCTATCGGGTCACCCGGCCAGCCTTCGCCCGAACCCGAGAACCCCGATAGGAGAACATCACATGGCCACACGTGCCGCCAGCAAGCCCGCCCCCGCGGCGGAAGTCACCGACCTCGACGACATCGACCTCGACAGCCTCGACTTCGACGCCTGGACCGAGGAGGACGAGCAGAAGGCGATCGACGCGCTCGCGCCGAAGATCAAGTACATCATCGTCGGCAAGAACTTCATCGGCCGCTTCGAAGACGGCGTCAAGGTGAAGTTGCCGCTGAACATCTCTCTCGACGAACTCGACGCGCTCAGCGAGAAGGCCGCGGATCCCGTCGACCAGGTGAAGCTCATGCTCGAGCAGTGGGGCGGCCCGGAGGCGCGCGACGAGTTCACCCGACACAACCTGCCGGAGACGATCGCCATGGCGACGAAGTTCTCGCAGGTCTTCCAGCGCATCGCGGGGGCGAAGCTCCCGGAATCCTGAGCGTCGTCCAGATCATCCGAGAGCACCGCTCCGCCGCCGCGTGGACGCTTCGCTCGTCCTGCGGGATCGGGCTCTCGGACCTGGGTGACGCCGTGAGCTGGGGCGAGGCGTGCGTCCTCGTCAAGCGCGCCGCGGCGGATCCGTCGACGGCGCTCGGCGCCGAACTTGCGGGGTGGGCGTACCCGGCATCCATGCCGGAGCTGCTGACCATGGTCGCGCAGATCCCGAAGCGGGATGCCGCGATGGCGGTCATGCCCTGGTCGATGAAGCTGCCGAAAGAGCAGTCGGCGGCCACGCCCGATGAGATCGCTGCGGCCGAATCCGCGCTCGAGGCGGACTTCGTCTTCAGCTGACCCTGGGGAGGTGGCATGTCCGACGAGCTCGGCTCCGGCCACTTCGCAGTCGTCCCCACCATGCGGGGATTCCGCTCGACGGTCGCCCGTGAAGCGACCTCCGCCGGTCTGGCAGGAGCGAAGGCGACGGAGGACGGGTTCCGCGGCATCGGCCGCAAGCTCGGCCGCAGCCTCGGCCAGGACCTGAAGTCGTCCGTCGCATCCGCGGCGGCGGGGATGGCCGCGGGAGAAGTCGCCGGTCTGACCCGCGACGTCGCGTCGGCATCCGCCGCGCTGTCGAAGGCGCGGCTGCGGCAGCAGGATGACGCCGGTCGCGTTCGCATCGCCGAGGCTCGTCTGCAGGAGGCAATCGCCAAGTCGGGCGCTGAGTCCTCGCAGGCGGTCGCTGCGGAGGAGCGGCTGGCATCCGTTCGTCGGACCTCCGCGACCTCCACGGAGGCCGTCGCTGCCGCGACCGCGCGCCTGCGCGCTGCGCAGGAGAACCTCCGCGGCGCACAGGCCGGCGTCGCGGCGACGTCGGTGGCAGCGTCCGGCGGCATCCGCCAGATGCTCGCGAACTTCCGTTCGGGCTTCACCGACGCGCGTGCCGCGCAGTCCGCCTTCAGCGGCGTCACCGGCTCGCTGGGCGGCCTCACTCGCGCCCTGCTGGACGTGACAGGGTTCACGTACCTCGGGCGTCTGGCGCGCGCTGGCGCCCAGCAGGCGGCGTCCGCGTTCACGTCCCTCGCGACGATGATCGGTGGGCAGCTCGCGAAGGCTGCGGGGCTGACGCGGGCGTGGGTGTCGAGTGTCGGTTCGACCGTTCGCGGAGCACTCGCGCCGTACACGCAGTACGCGGTCGCGGCGGGGACGCTGCTCGCATCGCCGTTCGTGCGCCTCGGCACTCGGGTGTCGTCCTACCTGAGCCCCGTCACCACGCAGGTTCGCGCAGCGTTCACCAAGATCGCGGCGTTCGGCGGTCCCGCCGCGACGCAGCTCGTCGGTGCATTCCGGTCCGGTCTGTCCGGGCTCGGCTCTGCCGCGGCCGCCGCGTTCCGCCCGGTCGTCTCAGCCGCCTCAAGCGCGGCACGCTCCGCAGGGTCGGCGCTCGGTTCCGGCATCCAGTCCGCGGCTACCGGCGCCGTCTCCATCGCTGCCGCCGGCATCGGGCTGTCGTTCGCGAAGGGCTTCGCCCGGCTGAACGCGATCGACACCGCCCGCGCGAAGCTCACCGGTCTCGGTAACGACGCCGGCACGGTCCAGACGATCATGGGCGACGCCCTCGCGTCCGTGCGGGGCACGTCGTTCGGACTCGGGGAAGCCGCCACGGTCGCGGCATCCGCGGTCGCCGCCGGCATCAAGCCGGGCGAGGCCCTCCAGGGTCACCTCAAGTCGATCGCGAACAACGCGTCAGCCGCGGGCATCTCCATGGAGGAGATGGGGTCGATCTTCAACAAGGCCGCGACCCAGGCCAACGGCGTCCAGAACGACGTCATCGCGCAGCTCGCCGACCGCGGCATCCCCATCTACCAGGCGCTCGCCGACCAGATGGGTGTCACCGCCGGCGAGGTCTTCAAGATGGCCTCCGACGGCAAGGTCGACTTCGAGACCTTCTCGAAGGCCGCGACCAAGGCCGCCGGCACCGTCGCTGACGAAATGGGCAAGACCGTCCCCGGGGCGGCGAAGAACTTCCTCGCCTCGCTCGGTCGGATCGGCGCGAACGCGCTGCAGCCCATCTACGGC